GGACATATAAGGTCGTGGCTTAACACAAATATAGAAGATGTGCCAGATGAGGAAGACTGGGTGATACGTTACCGGGTATGGAAGGTATTAAGAAATACAAACAAGACAAGTTATGAGAAAGTTATAGAGGAGGTGCGAAGTGAATTTGACAACAACAGAGATAAAGAAGCTGCTGAAAAAATGGCATTTCTACAAAGCAGTTACTTTGAGTTCACCGGAAGAAGAACTTGCAAGAAAGATAAACGCCATTGAAAAAGCGGTGGGTATTCTTGAAGATATAGACCAAGAGATAATACAGTTAAAATATTATCAAGGAGTAGAGATAGACATCATACAATCGAAGGTATGTCTTTCACGTTCGGGCGTATATTATCGCCTTAACAACGCATTGAGAGAAATAAAATACATAATCGAGAATATCGCATAAATGTCATACTTACTGGAAAACAACTGCACACTTTGGACAAAGACTGTACAAACTGAACACCGTGTACAGTGAAAGTCCAAAGAATTCGGGTTATAATAGAAGTAGAGGGATAAATAACTCTGGAGGCAAATAAAAGGAGCAACAACTCAAGTCATACCGATTAGGTGAAGATGCAAGAGGCGTCAACAAGGGAGCGATAAGCTCCTTTTTGTTTGCCAATTTATAGGAGGAAACAATGCCGAGGAAACCCAAAAGACCGTGTGCATATCCAAACTGTCCAGAACTGACAGAGGGAATGTACTGTGATAAGCACAAGAAGCAAGTTAACAAAGAATATAACAGGTACACAAGAGACGAAGGTAGTAAGCGCTTCTATAACAGTAAAGCATGGCGGAGGCTGGCTGCAATACAGGTAAAACGTGAGCCGCTATGCGCAGAGTGCTTGAAGGTAGGGAGAATAACCCCTGCACAGATAGCAGACCACATATACCCAATACGAGAAGGCGGACAGAAGTACGACATAGACAACCTGCAAAGTCTTTGTAGAGCATGTCACAACAGAAAGCATAAATAGGCTTGTTTGGTATACCAAAGCAGAGGGTAGGGGCGGTCAAATCCTTAAAAGGTATCAGTTTGTCAGCGGGGGCGGAGTACCACGCGAGAAAGTCGCGAAATCAAGAAGGGGTATAGGGCGGGCAAAAATCGTACAAAACCAGCCGAAAAGGCAAGGAAACAAGCAATATTAATAAAAATAGCAAGTTCAAACTTGAAAACAATCAAGTTTTAAGGGCGGAAATCAAGTTTAAAACATGCGAATTCAAGTTGTTTTTGTAGTTTCCCGCGAAATCAAGATTAGAAAAGGAGAAAAAGTTATGTCACATGGCGGAGCAAGAGTAGGAGCTGGACGCAAGAGAAAACCGCTTGCGGAAAGGCTGGAAGATAACACAGGGCATAGACCTATCAAATATATCCCGAATGAAATAATGAGCGATATTAAAGGAGAGGATATCCCGCCACCTTCGGAATGGTTAAAAGATGAAACCAAAAACACGCAACGTTCAAATACGGCAAGTGCCATATATGAATCAACGTGGAAATGGATAAAAGAGCGAAGGTGCGACCACCTAATCACAAAAGAGCAGATAGAGCAATACGCAGCAAGTGTGGCAAGATATATTCAATGTGAGGAGGGAATAAGCGCATTTGGGTTACTTGCAAAACACCCAACGACGAGTATGCCGATAGCAAGCCCATATGTTTCAATGAGCGAGAAGTTTTTGAAAAGAGCCAATCTTTTATGGGCGACAATATATCAAATAGTCAAGGAAAACTGCGAAGTGCCCGTTGGAAAAAGCCATAATGAAGACATTATGGAGCAGATATTAACGGGCAAGATTTAGGAGGCAAAGTGAACATACAAAAAATACATATATCTAAGCTAAAGGCGGCTGAATACAACCCACGTGTTGCATTGAAAGCGGGAGATAAAGAATACGAAAAGTTAAAGAGAAGCATACAAGAGTTCGGATTTGTAGAGCCAATAGTATGGAACGGCCGCACAGGAAATGTGGTAGGCGGCCATCAAAGGTTGACAGTGCTTAAAGATTTAGGCGAGACGGAAATAGATAGCGTCGTGGTAGATTTAGACGACACCCGCGAAAAAGCATTAAACGTCGCACTAAACAAAGTACAAGGTACGTGGGACAATGACAAGCTGGCAGCGTTACTTTCCGATTTAGAGGCAAGCAGTTTTGACGTTACGATGACAGGTTTTGACGCAGCGGAGGTAGATGAACTGCTTAATGAATTTTATGCAAAGGAAGCTGTTGAAGATAACTTTGATGTAGATGCAGCGCACGAAGATGTCAAGGCAAAAGGTGCAATCACAAAGCGCGGAGATATCTGGAAGCTTGGCGACCACTTGCTAATGTGCGGCGACAGCACGAAATCCGAAGATATAGCAAAGCTAATGGGGAAAGAGCGGGCGCAAGTGGCGGTAACTTCGCCGCCATACGGGGTAGGAAAAGAATATGAGAAAAAAGGCATTGAGCCGTGGCTGGAGTTAGTACAGCCGGTTATAAAAAACATAACAAAATATGCAGATATTGTGTGCTGGAACTTAGGTGATTTATATACTACAGGCACGCAGTATATTGAGCCGACAAATGTGTATTCGGTCAATTTCTTTCAAGAGTGCGGATTTAGACCAATATGGATAAGGATATGGAAAAAGCAAGGTATGAACTTCGGGATAGGAGCATACCACCTTGTTACTAATAAGCCTGCACAACAATACGAATACATAACAGCGTTTGGAAGTAAGAGCGAGCCAGAGTATAACGACCAAGAGTATGCGTGGGTTTCGGCGTTCGCTGGACACAGTTACAAGTTTGTAAAGCGCCTAACGAAGGAAGAACGCAAGAAATGGGGATACGCAGGCATATGGGAAATAAACACAGTGCGGGCAAACAGAGCGCACCCCGCGATGTTTCCTGTCGAGCTGCCGTGGCGGTGTATTAAGATGCACAGCGACAAAGACAGTATAGTGTTAGAGCCGTTCAGTGGAAGCGGAACAACGATAATAGCCTGTGAACAGACAGGACGCAGATGCAGAGCTATGGAAATAACACCCGAATACTGCGATGTGGCTATAAGGCGGTGGGAGGAGTTTACAGGGCAAAAGGCGGAACTAATGGAATAAGTTAGCTACCCAACAGGAGATTAATATGCAAATAGAAAAAATAAAGATTGATAAATTAAAAGCGGCAACATATAACCCACGAAAAGACCTAAAGCCCGGCGATGCAGAGTTTGAAAAGTTACGGCGAAGCATAGAAGAGTTTGGATACGTTGAGCCTGCGATATGGAATAAGCGAACGGGGAATATTGTAGGCGGACATCAACGGATAAAGGTGTTGAAACACTTAGGACATACAGAAGCAGACTGCGTGGTCATCGACATAGATGAGACGCAAGAAAAGGCACTCAACATAGCACTTAATAAGATAAGCGGTACTTGGGACGAAGGCTTGTTGACAGCACTACTTAAAGACCTTGAACATATGGGCTATGATTTAACACTTACAGGCTTTGACGCAAGTGAAACTTCAGAGCTGTTTGGCAAAGGCGCAATAGAGAATGCTCACGAAGATGACTTCGATGCAAACAAAGCACTAGAGGAAGCCGAAAGGCACACCATAACAAAGACAGGCGATATATGGAAGCTTGGCAGGCATAAACTACTTTGCGGAGACAGTACAAAGAGCGAAGATGTAGAAAAGCTGTTCGGGAATGAGAAAGCAGACCTCATAGTTACCGACCCGCCATACAATGTTGATTATGGTGCAAGCCTAGAGAGTAGGAATATATTAGTTTCGCGTGAAGACAGTCATATAGCAAACGATAATATGTCGGACGTTGATTTCAAGAATTTCTTAAGCAACTACTATGCGGCGGCATACAGTGTGCTAAAAGCAGGAGCGCCTATTTATGTATTCCATTCCACAAAAGAGACGGTCAATTTCATTCAAGCGATGAAAGAAGCAGGGTTTAAGTATGCACAAACATTAGTGTGGTATAAGAACCACTTCACGCTAGGTCGTCAAGACTACCAATGGATTCACGAACCTATCTTATATGGTTGGAAAGAAGGCGCAGGACATTACTTTGTAAACGACAGAACCAAATCGACAGTTTACCAAGAAGCCAAAAAGGACTTCAATAAATTAAACAAAAAAGAAGCAATTGAATTGTTGGAAAAAGTGTTTGCAGAAGAAAGGCAATCAGTTATTCATTGCGACAAGCCGTCAAAGAGCGAACTGCACCCGACTATCAAACCCATAAAGCTGTGTGCAGAACTTATTTGCAACAGCAGCAAAGTTGGCGAACTTGTATATGACGGGTTTTGTGGCAGCGGCTCAACGATGATAGCGGCAGACCAAGTAGACCGTAGATGTTACTTGATAGAGCTTGAGCCAAAATACTGTGATGCAACGGTCAAGAGGTACATAAACCAAACAGGCAGTGATAAGAATGTAACAGTAATTAGAGACGGAAAGGAAACCAAGTATTCGGAGATGTTAAAGGGAGACAAATAGGATGTGGCGAATAAAAGACAAAGTAAAGCAGAAAGGAGGGCGGCGGATAGAGCGGTATTATTCATCAACCAGTTAAAGCATACAAAGGGTGAATGGTACGGAAAGTCGTTTGACCTTCTGCCCTGGCAAGAAAAGATTGTACGAGAGATATTTGGAACATTAAAGGTTGACGGTAGTAGACAGTTCAATACTGCATACATAGAAGTGCCGAAGAAATCGGGAAAGAGCGAACTAGCAGCAGCAATTGCGTTACTGTTAACTTGCGCAGACAACGAATACGGAGCAGAAGTGTATGGCTGTGCTTCAGACAGGCAACAAGCAAGCATTGTTTTCGATGTGGCGGTAGAAATGGTGGAACAATGTCCAAGTCTTAAAGCACGCATAAAGCCAGTGCTTTCACAAAAGAGACTCATATATAAACCGCTTAATTCATTTTACCAAGTGTTATCGGCAGAGAGCTATACAAAGCATGGACTAAACGTACACGGTGTTATATTCGACGAACTTCACGCACAGCCAAACAGAAAGCTATATGATGTAATGCTGCACGGCTCAGGCGACGCAAGAAGGCAGCCTTTATACTTTCTCATAACAACCGCAGGAACGGATAGAAACTCAATCTGCTGGGAGGTGCACCAAAAAGCAAAGGACTTGATTGAGGGAAGGAAAAAAGACGAAACATTCTATCCCGTAATTTACGGACTAGAGGACACAGACGATTGGAAGGATGAAAAGAATTGGTACAAAGCAAATCCAAGTTTAGATGTTACCGTAAAGGTAGACAAACTGCGGACAAGTTTTCAGCAAGCATTAGATAACCCCGCCGAAGAAAACCTGTTCAGACAGCTAAGGCTTAATGAATGGGTTAAGCAAACAACACGTTGGATGCCGATGGATAAATGGGACATTTGCAATACTGCGGTAGATGCAGAAGCATTAAAAGGCAGACAATGTTATGCAGGTTTGGACTTATCAAGCAGCACAGACATAACGGCATTTGTTTTAGTGTTCCCGCCAAATAGAGATGATGAGCCGTATCAAATCTTACCATATTTTTGGCTACCTGAAGAAACGCTAATGACAAGGGTTGCACGAGACCACGTAATGTACGATATTTGGGAACAGAAAGGTTATATAAATACAACAGAAGGTAACGTTGTGCATTATGGGCATATAGAGCACTTTATTGAGGAACTTGGCAAACAGTATGAGATAAAAGAAATAGCATACGACAGGTGGGGAGCAGTACAGATGAGCCAGAACTTAGAGGCAATGGGCTTTACGGTAGTGCCATTCGGTCAAGGATTTAGAGATATGAGCCCACCAACCAAAGAATTATACAAATTAACACTTGAAAACAGGATAGCGCACAGCGGTAATCCTGTGCTTCGGTGGATGATGGATAATGTATATGTTAAGACCGACCCGGCAGGTAATATCAAGATGGATAAAGAAAAATCGACAGAACGAATTGACGGAGCGGTAGCGCTAGTTATGGCACTTGACAGGGCACTAAGAAACGGCACAAATACAGGCAGCGTCTATGATGATAGAGGGTTATTAATACTATAAAAATCTTCGGGAAAACACGGTTTTTTGTCTGGACTTAGTGGAATTTTTCTGGTATCTTTGTCCCTACCAAAAAGGAAAAGGAGAAAGCGAAATGATAGAAGAAAAAAACATAATACGCAAGGTGCACATAACATACAAAATGATACGAGGGAAAAACGATAACGAAACAGCAGAAACCTGTGTGGACTTGCCGATATCACAAAAGCGATACACAGAACTTGCACAAGGCTTAAGCGGCGACAGCGAGGTGTGGAGAAACGTACGGGACGCACTACTAAAACTCACTTATCTACAAGGATACAAAAAGCTAGGCGCATGGAGCATAGAGCTTGAGATAGAAGAGAGGAAGGCGTAATGGAGCGCATAAAGATAACAATAGCAAGTAGCGGACCCGACGGAAATATATATTCGATACTTGGCAAGGTGAGAGCAGAGATGAGGAAAAGAAGGCTTATACAAAAATACAACGACTTATACTTCGACGTAACTAACTGTAATTCTTACCAAGAAGCGATAGCAAGAATAAGGCAAGATGTCGACCTAGTAGATACTGATAAAATCATATAGCGAGAAATAGATAAGAAATAGATGAAGCCACACGTAAAAGTGTGGTTTTTTATTGGGAGGAATAATGGGGCTTTTTAGCAGGAAAGAAAAGCGGAGTGGGACAGATACGGCAGCCAACCAAAAGCTAGTTGACTTCATAAACGGCACCGACCTTGATAGCTATGCAGGAATACAAATAAATGAGGAAAGCGCATTAAGGACAACGGCGGTATATGCCTGCGTGAAGGTAATAGCTGAAAGCATTGCAAGCTTGCCGCTTCATTTAATAAGGGAAAATAAAGGTGTGCGAACACGGGCAAGAGACCACCCGCTGTATGGTGTGCTACACGACCTTGCAAATGAAGAAACTACAAGTTTGAACTTCCGCGAGGCTTGCCTCGCTTCTTTATTGCTTTGGGGAAATGCATACGCAAGGATTGAAAGAAAAGCGGGATACGTTACTGCGTTATGGTTTTTGAAGCCACAAAGAATGGAAGTCTACCGGGATAAACTTAGTGGACAGTTAGTGTATAAGTACACAGATGAAGCAGGCCGGACAATTGAGTTTAGTCCCAGAGAGATATTCCACGTGATAGGCTTTTCACTCGACGGCATAAAGGGTATATCACAGATACAGCAAGCAAAACAAACGATAGGACTAACCATAGCAACTGAAGAATACGGGGCAAAGTTCTTTTCAAATGGTGCAAGGCCGGGCGGAGTGTTAGAAACACCGGGTGTAGTCAAAGACCCAGAAAGACTTAGGGCTTCATGGAACGCACAGTTTCAAGGCAGCAGGAACAGCCACAAAATAGCTGTACTTGAGGAAGGCATTAAATATCATTCAATCGGTATACCGCCAGATGAAGCGCAGTTTTTGGAAACACGCAAGTTTCAGTTGTCTGAGATATGCAGGATATTCAGAGTACCACCTCATATGATAGCAGACCTTGATAGAGCAACGTTTTCAAACATAGAACACCAAGCGATAGAGTTTGTACAACATACATTAAGGCCGTGGATAGTACGGTATGAGCAAGCAATATATAAGTGCTTGTTAAGTAAGGAAGAACGATACACCTATTACGCAAGGTTTAATGTAGACGGACTGCTTCGTGGTGACTACCAGAGCCGTATGCAAGGCTATGCAATAGGAAGGCAAAACGGTTGGCTGTCGGCAAATGATATAAGGGAACTTGAAGATATGAATCCGATTGAAGACGGTGATATCTATCTTGTTAATGGTAATATGGTGCCCGCAACAGGCAGACAAGTACAAGAGGAAAAGAAATCAACTAGGGCGAAGAAGCCAAAGGAGGAAAAGATAAGCGATGGTTAAAAGAGAAGAACGTTGCGCTGATGTTACCGAACTAAGAGTGCAGCCAAAAGACGAAAGCGGGCAATCGGTAATAGAAGGGCACGCAGCAATCTTTGACAGTCTAAGTCAAGATATCGGGTTTATGTTCCCGTTCAAAGAGCGGATAAACAAAGGTGCGTTCAAGCAAAGTCTTGAAAAAGACGACATAAGAGCGCTTTGGAATCATGACGTAAACTATGTGCTTGGAAGAAACCGTGCTGGAACATTAGAGTTAACGGAGACAGCGAAAGGATTGAAAGTACGAATACATCCGCCAGACACACAGTGGGCAAAAGACTTAACGGAAAGCATAAGACGCGGAGATGTAACGCAGATGAGCTTTGGCTTTGTGGTGGAGAAGGAGACTTGGAGCGTAGAGGGAGAAGAAGATGTTCGAACGCTTGAGCAAGTAAAACTGTTTGACGTAAGCCCTGTGACATTCCCTGCATACTTAGATACCGATGTTGGAGTTAGGAGTGCAATGGATAGTTACAAGAAGTACAAACAAGAAAAGACAAAAAGAAAGGCGGAATTTGAGCGCCTTAAAGCAAAATTCAAGGTATAAAGGAGAAGCAAACACAATGAGTAAATTAGAAAAGATGAGAGCAAAGCGCGAAGATCTGCGTTTGCAAGCAGTGGGAATTATCAATCGAGCCGAAGCAGAAGATAGATTTCTAACCGATGAGGAGAATACAGCAGTTAAGAAGTTTGAGGAAGAAATAGCTAAATGGGATGAAAGTATTAATAGAGCTAAGACAGTTTTGTCAATAACCAAAGCAAGAGAAGAAGAAACCGATGAAACAGACGGAGATACTAATGAAGGAGAAACTAATAGCAGAAGCGAAAAGCGCAATGTAAAGTCTAATCCCACAAACGATGACAAAAAATTCAGAAGTTTTGGCGAACAGCTTTCATCGGTATACAGAGCAGCAGTACCTGGCGGAAGAATTGATGAAAGGCTATCAACGCGTGCAGCTTTAGGACTAAATGAGAGCAATCCGTCAGACGGTGGGTTTTTGGTACAGCAGGATTTTGTATCAGAGCTACTACAAAAGACTTTTGAAACAGGAGTACTGGCAAGCAAGGTCAGAAAGATACCCATTTCAACCAATGCTAACGGATTAAAGATAAACGCAGTTGATGACGACAGCAGAAAGGAAGGTTGCCGTTGGGGCGGAGTACAAACCTATTGGGAGTCAGAAGCCGAACAACTAACTGCAAGTAAGCCAAAGTTCAGACAGATGGAGTTAAGCCTCAAAAAGTTGACAGGCTTATGCTTTGCAACAGATGAATTGTTAACAGACGCAGCGGCACTAGAGAGTGTTATCCGTCAAGCATTTGCAGAAGAGTTTGCATTTAAAATAGACGACTCAGTTATAAGCGGCACTGGAGCAGGACAGCCTCTAGGAATACTAAAGAGCAAAGCGCTTGTAGTGCAAGAGCTGGAAGCAAACCAAACCGAAAAGATTACAGCCGAAAACCTTGTGAAAATGTGGTCAAGGTTATGGGGAAGAAGCCGCGCAAATTCTGTATGGTATATAAACCAAGAGATAGAGCCTTTGCTTTATACCTTGACAGTGGGAGACAAACCTGTCTACATACCCGCAGGCGGACTATCCGAAACACCGTATGCAACATTATTTGGCAGACCTGTATTGCCGCTTGAACAATGTTCGGCACTAGGCGAAGTGGGCGATATTATACTTGCAGACGCAAGCCAATACCTATTTATAGATAAAGGCGGTATCAACGCAGCGTCAAGTATTCACGTTAGATTCTTATACGATGAAAATGTGTTCAGATTTATATATCGTTGCGACGGACAGCCTATATGGAACAAACCGATTACGCCATACAAAGGCTCGGCAACCTTATCACCGTTCGTAGCATTAGCTAAGAGAAATTAAGGAGGGAAAATATGTTACAATTTCCGAAAATAACAAAGATAGAGGGCGGAGAGGCTAGCGTCACTTCGCCAAAGTTTGATTTAGAAACAAAAGAAGGCGTATTGTTTCTTGTAGGAGCGTCGGAAACGCCTCTAACCGTAAAGGTAACAGGATATAAAGGTGAGGAAAGCAAGGACATATCATTCAAAGGCAAAGGACTTACCGATACAGATTGGACACAGGAAACGGAAGAAGGATTAAGCCTAGAAACCACAAGCGATTTTTTTGTGCTTGTAGAATCAGACAAAGTTGCGCATGACGAAATAGAAAGCATAACCTTATCCCTTGACGGCGGAGAAGACGGCACTACACCGGAGACAATATTTGCATTTGAGATAGAAAGCCGTTACAATCCACAATGAATAAGGTAACAGTATCCGAAGCTAAGCGGTACTTAGGACTAGACGGCGAGGAGCAAGATAAGCTTCTCGCCTCTTTCTTAAACTCTGCCGAACATATGGTGGAAAAGGTGTTAAGAGCACCAATAACAGAAAACACACCGGAGATAGTCAAAACGGCAGTACTGTACATTGTGTGGCAGTTGTACTTTCATAGGGACAATAGTGAGTTTAAGGCTTCCGAAATAGAAGGAACGGTTGCCGTAATGCTTTCAGATTTGCGAAAGGCGAAGTTTTAGAGGGAGAAGCAATGAGTCAAATCAAAGATAAACTAATAGGGATATTTGAAGTCAAAGTAGAGCGGGACTTAGGCGGTAACGAAGTAAAGGTCAAAAGATATATTCATAACAGAAACCGCTTGCACGCATATGTGAGAGAGCTATCAGAGAGAGAAAAGTTTGAGGCAAAGCAAGCAGGTGCAGAGACATCAATACTGTTCAGACTAAATTACAACAAAAAGTTGCGCACAGGACAATACATAGAGTTTCGTGGAGAGACTTATATAATTGTAAGCATTGATGGTTTTGAATATTATCAAAGGGATTTGACGGTGAGGGCAGAAAAGGTAAAGCCAGAGGTATACGACTATGAAGAATATACTGAACAGTGATGTGCGCAAAAGAGGCAAGCAAGACTTGAAAAAGGTATTCAAAGAATGTCGCTTCAAAGACGGGTTAGCATTAAACGAAGGAGGGAAACCCGCACCCGATGATTTCGTCTATTATTACAACAAATCACGTGATGGTGAGATGGGTAACTATATAATTTATGAGGTTATAAGCACAGACGCAATACGCCGGGCAGATGACGCAGTAATAGGTAGAGAGGTGTTTGCGCAAATAGATGTATTCAGCCTCAAGAGTTTTGAGAGCAAAGCATTACAAATGACACTAACAAAATTAGAGGAACAACTTACAGTAGCAGGTTTTGAAGTAGAAGCAAGAGAAGAGGCTTACGAGCCAGATACAAGGTTATACCATCAGGTGTTCTTTGTAAGCAAGTTATATTTCTAAAGGAGGAAAACAAGGTGGCGGAAATAATAGATATAAGCCAATTATACGAAACAGGCAATCGCAAGTTCTTTGCGGCAGAATTAAAGAGCGATAATACATATGGAGAAAAGACATACCACGAAGGGTTGGTTGAGGTGAAACTTGACTTCACACAAGAGATAACAGAGATAAGCGCAGACGACAATCCCGCTTTCATTACATTAAGTAGTGCGGTGACAGGTTCGGGAACGGTAAAATTTGCGGTACTACCTTACAGCGTGTATTCAAAGTTCTTTAATGTAACAACAGATATTAACGGAGCGGTTGTAATATCAGGAAAGAGCGCAAAGCCAAAGCAAGTAGCTTTCGGATATTATTCACAGGTAGGTGACGGCTCTGAGAGTATGTTTACAATTTACAAAGCATCGTTCTCACTACCAAGCCTAAACAGTGTAAGCTTTGACGGCAAAACAATAAGAGATTTGACACTTGATGTTAAGATTGCGCCGTATTCGTATACGGACGCACAAGGAAAACAGCAGCAAGCAACATACAGCATAATAAACAGCGAAACCAACAAAGATATCTGGTCGAATGTGCAAGACGATATTTACATACCCGACAAGGCGGTGGAGTAATGTACGGACTAGTGAAAACATTAGATGACGGGCAAGGCGGAAAGATAAAGCTTGTTGGCAATGCTTTGACATTCATTCTTTACAAAAGCTACTTTGGGAGAGATTTATTGAATGACATAGTGGCATTTGCTAAGAACAGTACCGATACCGAAACAGTAAAGCGATTCAATAATCTCAAAGTCAAGACAGCAGATGATTTGGCACAACTAACAGAAAGTGAGCAAAAAGAGTTGCTAACGGCCGTAAGCAAATACAGATTTGACACAGAGTTTGTTTTGAACTTCATAGCGGCATTAATGGCAACGGCGCAATATCCGAACAAGCCAGATGTTACAGATTTAATCATTGAGATACCACCGTGGTGGATAGCGGATAAAACAATCATATCTGAACTTATGGAGTTCTTATCGCTATTTATTACAGAGAAAAAGAACAAAATACAAAGCGACGGAGGTGGGCTTTAACTGTGCCGTAGAGACAGACTTTACAACGCAGTTGTTGTACGCAAGCATTAAAACGGGAGTGCAGGTGCATATAGGCGATATGGGGTTGAATGTTTTGTTCGACTTGTTAAATTACACAGCAGAAATAGACAACACAGCAATAGCGGCGGCAGACGGGAAAAGTGTTCGCAAAAGTAAACCAATGAGCGTAGCCGATATGACAAAGGCCGGGAGGACAAGATTATGAGTGAATATAATGACGGCTTAACAGAATCACTTGCAGAATACTTCACAGAGCTTGGCAAGGTTGGTGATTTGGCAATAGAAAGCATAAAGGAGCAAATAGATATTGAAACCGAAGGCGTTGAAAATTCACTTATAGACAACACACCAGAAAAGACTGGAGGACTTAAAAGTAGCCTTCGTAAAATCAAGATTGAAAGTGGAAACAACCGATACGGCTACCGCTTGGAATACGAAGGCAATGCGCCTGATGGCACACCTTATGCTAAAATTGCCAACATACTCAACCACGGAACGAGTACAATAAAGGCAAAAAGGTTTATAACAAAAGCTGTTAGGAAGTTGCGAGGGCTTGACGATAGAACGGCAAAAAGGTTTGAAAAAAACGTTGAGAAATAGATTATGGGATAGACTTTTTCATGGTGTGTGTGCTAAAATAAAAGAAAACATTAGGAGGGGAACGTGGCAGACGGATTTCAAACACCGATAACAATCAAAACAGCAATGGATAAAATCCATAACAGAGAATACCTCTTGCCTGATATACAACGTAAATTTGAATGGACAAGCACACAAATAGAACGACTTTTCGACAGCATTTTATTGGATTATCCAATTAACTCATTTATGATGTGGGCTGTTAAAGACAATGATACTAAAGCAGATTATAATTTTTACGAATTTCTAAAAGAATTCAGAGAAACGTTCAAAACTGATAATCCTTACATTAGCACAGTTGGAGTTAAGGATTTTGAGGCTGTTATGGATGGTCAGCAACGATTAACAAGCATATACATTGGTTTGCACGGGTCTTATGCTTATAGAGTTAAACGCGGAAGTTGGTCAACAGATGATGAAAAAAGTCGCCCAACGCGTCAGTTATTTCTGAACTTATCAAAATTGACTCAAAACCATGAAGACGATAATACAAAACAATATGATTTTCGCTTCTTGTCAAAAGCAGAACTTTTGCGAATGCAACCACAGGAAAGAGAAGAATGGTTTAAAGTCGGTGATATTCTAGTAAAACCTAATCTATCTGATATTATTACCTATATTAATAAAAACGAGGTATTAAAGAACAATATTTTTGCACTTGAAACCATTACTAAGTTATGGAATAACATTTGGCAAAAACCGCTAATAAATTATTACTTACTAGATGATTCGTCGGCAGCTGGGAGAGAAAAGGTTCTTGATATATTTATAAGGACTAATAAGGGTGGCACGCAGTTAACAAATGCTATGATATTACAATCAATAATCACTAGTACGTGGAGTGATGCGCGTCCAAAGCGCGAAAAACTAAAAAATGAGATTCAAAACATGAGACCTGTCAATTTTTCTTTTGACGAAGACTACATAGTAAGAACTTGCCTAGTTCTCTTTTCAAAAGATGTGAAGTACAATCTTAAGAATATGACTAAAGCTATTATTAAAGATATTGAAACTCATTGGACCGATGTTGCAGAAGCAACGAAGGCGGCCTTTTTATTAATATCACAAATCGGATTTACTGACAAAACACTTCGTGCAAAAATTGCAGTTATACCACTAATTTATTATATATATAAAAATAAACTTGCAGACAAGATTACTACCGCAACATATTTTATAAATAATAAAACAAATATTGAAAACATAAGGAAATGGCTGTCAATAAGTTTTCTTAAAGGAATATTTTCGGGTCAAACTGATAGAGTTCTTACAGATATGCGAAGATTTATTGATGAAAAAATTCAAAATGGAAGCAAGGATTTCCCTTTTATTGAAATAAAAAATGGTTTTTCTGGAAGTGGGGGCAAATCTTATAGGTCAGGCGATGAGTATATTGACGAATTATTAAAAACACGTTGGACTACAGATAGTACAAAGGCACATTATATATTGTTATTGTTGTTCCCAAACTTAGACTATTATAATCAGGATTTTCATTTAGACCATATGCATCCTAAATCATGGTTCACGAATGAGAATATTATAGATACGTTCTCAGAAAATGAACAAGCATTTGCTCAAGATCCAATAAATTGGGATAGTATAAAAAATCTACAGTTATTAAATGGCTTACTTAATTCATCCAAGAAAGCAACAGATTTACAGAACTGGGCAAACACAAACGCTATTTCTAACAGTAAGCTACTGGTAGACGATAACATAAGTTTAGACATAAAAGATTTTAAGGAATTTATCGGCAATAGAGAAAAAAATCTCAAAAGATTATTAACAAATATACTAACCTAATAAACAATATAAGTAGCATAAAAGTCCGTTTACGTGAGGTACGGACTTTTTTCATGCCAAAAATCAAGGAGGTGATACTTATGGCAATAGAAATAGCACGGTCATTGGATGAGATAGATAGAAAGGTTAAAGAGTTGAACAAGACATTAAGGTCATCTTCAAACGAAACAAAAGAGTTGGATAAAGCGTTACGATTTGACAGCAAGAATGCCGAAGCGGTAACCCAAAAAATGAATGTCTTGCAAACATCGGTAGGAACGGCAACGCAAAAGGTTGCATTACTGAAGCAAAAGCAAGACGAGGCAAACAAAGCTTTTGAAAGAGGCGATTTATCGGCGGCGGAATACAAGAAAGTTGAGCTGGCAGTACTAAGAGCTCAAAACCAATTACAAGGTCTAAACAACGAAATAACTAAAACACAAAAGATAAGCATTCAACAAGTTTCGACACAGTTCGACAAACTAACATCAAGTCTAAATAAAGCACAGAGTGTAGCACAAAAACTAAGTAGCATTACACTAAAGCTTGTAGCAGCATTAGGCGCAGCGGTCACGGCTTTCGTTGCAGTCGGTGATGAACTTGATGATGTTAGTACAAAGTTTTCTATAACGGCAGAACACTTGCAAAGGCAACGATTTTTATATAACCGTGCAACAGACGACGCAAAGAATTATGATAACGCACTTTCAAAACTAAACGCTGTTATGTCATCAATCGCAAGAGGCAGAGGTACTGCGTACATAGAAACATTTGAAAAACTCGGTGTTTCCACCACTACAGCAAGCGGAGCGGCAAAGAGTGCAGCGGAAGTTTATGATGAGATAATAAAATCACTTAGCAAGGTTGCCGATGAAACAGAGAGAGCATCGATAGCATCAATACTGTTTGGCGAAGTCGGTTTAAGTGTTGCACTTGTAGCAGGACTTACAAAAGATGAGATAGCGCAATATAATAGAGAACTTGAAAAAGCTGGCATTGTATCAAATGAGGCAGCGGCGCAAGCAGGTGCAGTTGCGGATATGATAGATGACTGCAAACAGCAACTTGCAGCGGCGAGTGCAGAACTTACGGTGGCGTTACTTCCTGTTGTCTTGCAAATTATAGAGATAGCGCAGACAACGATTATACCAATACTGACAACGGTGGCGGGTTGGTTTGCGAATATGAGCCCGGAGCAGCAAAAGTTTGTGTTCTTCCTTTTAATGTTAGTTATCTTGTTACCCAAAATTATATCAATCATAACAGCAATAGTCGGTGTGGTAAAAGCAGTCACGATAGCAAGTTACGGTGCTGCGGGAGGCATAGGAGCGGTGAGCGCAGCGAGCATTCCACTACAACCGATACTACTTGCAGTAGCGGCGGCAATTCTTGTTGTTGTTTTGTTGTTCGCAATGCTATCGGGCAAAAGTAAGGATGTAACAGGTGAACTTAATAAGCAACAAAAGCAGTTTTCATCAATGCAAAACCAATATAACAGTATGGCAGCGGATATGGGCGGTACTGTGGCATTAACAAGTAGCAACAGCAATACGCAAACAGTAAATTACGATGTCAATATCAATGCAAAAGGTGATACACCCATAAGTCAAGAGGCGGCGGAGATGGTGGCAGATGATTTAGCGGACAGGATAAACGCATCACTCGGAGGTAAGATATGAGGCGGTTTTGGCTTAAGAAAGGCAATGTAATTTGGGATTTAACAGCCAAGACCTTTGCCACAAATGCCAATTTTATGGGTGAACCGCAAGGCTTGGGAGTAAAGGTGAGAATAGACAGCTTTGAGGTGGAGAGAGTTTCGTTTATTGAAAGCGTAAAGCTAGAAAGTTCAGATATAGGCGGGAAGATATATTTCAAGGACTATGAACAATTCAATGCTTTCGCAGAGTTTATAGGATATGTGGAAACAACACAGCCGCTAAGGTTATACTATTCAACAGCAGAGCAACAACCTGACTATGAAAGCATAGATGAGTGGTACAAGCTTGTGTTAATAAAGGAACTCTCTAAAGAAGAAATTGATGTAAAAACAGGAATACTGGTTTGTAATGTAAAGTTCGCCTCACTGTCAAGGTGGAAGAAAGATAGGATTATAACCTTAGAATTACTGCCATTCGGTGAAGCTCTAACCTATCCATATATATACCCATATTATTATGGCGGACTAAACAATATAGCGGTAGTCATAGATAATACAGGCAACTTGCCGACGCATTGCACAGTAAAGATAGAGGCAGAAACGGACACACCGTTGTTCAGGGTGATTCAAGACGGGAAAATCTTAGAGCAAGCAAAGTACAATGTCTATGTAAGGAACGAAAGCTACTTGCTTATAAATAGCGACCCCGCAGAGCAAGAAGCAAGTCTATACACTGGAGCAAACAGAGAAGATGTATATTATCTAGGAGAAAAAGATTATACATACGGCAATTTCATAACCATACCAAGCGGAGAGAGTATGTTTTTGTTTACGGCAAGAAATAGTCAGTTTGGCAGGGTAACACTAAGTTATAGCTTGCAAAGGGAGTTGATATGATATGGAGCAATACAGGGTATACGATAGACAGACACTCAATTACATAGACGGCGGAATTATAAGGGACTATTCAATAGATACAGACTATATCTCAAACAACGCAAGCACGGTAACACTTGTAGAAGAAACGCTAGCCAAGAAAGGCGACATTGTCGTTGGCTTGTCAGGAATAAACAAGACCTTTATAGGAGCAATAACAGCGGTAGACAACACTAAGAAACAGATAAGTTTTAAGCACCCTAAAGAACTATTTGCAGATACAGTAATCAATCCATTTAAGTATACAGGAACATTAGGATACAAGTTTGAGTTGATTGGCGGATTAGAAACGATACTAAAGCTGGCATTTATAGCAACAGATGATGCAAGAAAGAAATTGCCACTAATAATAGAAAAAAGAGGAACAGCAAGCGGATCAGTTTGGACAGACGATGGCGACACACTAAACATAGCGGACTTTATCGCTTGGGCATTTGACAGTTACAATGTGTATCTTGATTTTGATATTGACTTTGCCGAAAACAAGCTAGTGTGTAAGATAGTCAAAAACACTACAACAGGCTATGTGATAAAGGACAATATAAAGTTAAGTGTGCCGACATTTGATAAGAATGAATTGCCAAACTACAATAAAGCGGTGGTTTACAACAAAGATACGGGCGCGATACTTGGCACATATTATTTGCTATCAAACAACACTATTACTACAAACTCAAATAACGCAAGCAGGCTTTTGCCTGTGCAAACAAAATACATAAGTTATGAAGAAGGAAAAGGATACACCCCACAAGAGCTTGCTACAAGTGAGTTACAAGGCAACATTTACAACCATTGCATTCAATACAAACTAAGCAAAGAACAACGGTTGGTAAATCCGCTTGCATTTAATTATGGCGACGGAATAAAGATTGTATATGACGGCAGAGAGTATGACAGCATATTCACGGGACTAAAATATACTAAAGATGACCCGTACATAACTTGCTTATTCGGCAAAACTCGAATTGACTTTACGGATAGGCTAAAGCAATATATTGATAAAAGGTATAGAAAGATTTAGAAATGGTTGTTTGAGATTGATTTTGAGGACAGTTTTTGGTATGATAATTACATGGTAAAATCTCGAAGAATTACTGATGCAGACATTCCGCTAATTGAAAAATGGCTGAATGAAGCACATATAAAAAAATGGTTCGAAATACCCGGTTTTTGCACTATTGATGATTGGCTGTACGAAATAAAAAACTGCAACGGAGAATTTTCGTGGCTTAACCATTTTATTTTTGAGATAGGTGGAGTGCCTTTCGGGTTTGGAGTCTACTATGATTGTTGGAACGCAAAAGAGGACTGGTACGAGGTGACAAATGAGAGTGAGCTTTTTAGCATAGATTATTTTGTAGGCGAGCCGTCATTTTTAGGCAAGGGTTACGGAAAAGAAATTATACGGCAACTAACGGAAAAGATACAACAAATCCCAACGGCGAAAAGCATTGTTGTGAAACCCGATAATCAAAATCTTTCCTCATGCGGGGTTTTGACAGCAAATAATTACCGTTACTATGAGGACAAAAAATACTACGCTTTACAGATAAAAACACAATAACAGAAAAGACTTATTACTAATTAAAACGACTTTCAAACGAGGGTCGTTTTTTTGTTGCCCTTTTTACGGGCAGAGGAGGGACAGCACAAGATGGCTAATTACTTAAAAGGAATAGGCGATTCGGTGCTTAGGACTAATGAAATATTGCCGGGGTTTGACGCAAGGATAAACAAATTCCTTATCGGGCATACGGCAGGCATTATAAAAGGCGAGTTCAACGAATTTTCGGCAAACATCATTGACAGAGGTGTAGTTGTTAAAAGCGGAATGCTTCAAGCTTACGGATACTTTGCCTGCGCGGATACCGACACTCAGATAAACTTTGTTATGCCTTCAAGCACTAACTATGTGCATATCTACGGCGAAATAGATTTATCCGTCGTGCCAAACAAGTTTGAAGTTAAGGCAACACCTATGAGCAACACCCAAGCATGGTCGCCAAGACAAGATGATTTGAAAACTATACCTAATGGTAGATATCAATTTCCGCTATGGCAAGCAACACTCACAGCATCAACAATTGTCTTAACGGATAAACGGACATTTATATCAAAGCCGTCGGATGCAGTTAAGGCAGAAGGGTACACAGCAAGCGGAGGTATAGCGTCAAGATTTTCAAGCGTAGATACAAGCATAAACACGAGAATGCCTAAGTGGACACTTATACTGTCCAACAAAAGTTATACCATTACGACAAGCGGAACGGGAGAACAAACATATACACTTAATTCAGGAACAACTGTAAGTTCAGGCGACTTGTTATTTGTCAACGCAAGGATAACTAACTTCGGAAACAGAACAATGTGCGGACTTGTCAGAATGGCGACAGGAGTGACGGGCTGGGTGACGCTGTCTATGGGCGGAGTGGGTATGCCATATAGTTGCATTGATGTTGTGGGGGTAAGTCTTACATTAGAAAACAACAGTAACAAAATAAAGTGCGGTGGTTATTGCCGAACAAGGATAAGAGGCGATAATTACGATGACACAGGACACAATATATCGCTTGGCAATGCGGACTACACCATAGACAGCATTTACAAGATAAACCTATAAGGAGGGGAAAATGATAGAGATAAAACTACTGTCAAACAGACGGTTTATATACGCAAATAGAAAACACAGCATTGTGATTACTGCGGAGAACAAAGCAACGAATATTAATGTACTATTCCCCGATGAATATGAAGAATATTCAAAGCGGGTGGATTTCATTAACTCACAGGGCAAACCGTGGACAATTGCATTGTTTACACCGGAATATACAGAATACCCAGCGGATTTCAATAAAAATGTGTTTTCGTTCACGCTTCCCAATGAAGTTACAAAACCCGGCGAACTCAAGATGCAATTCCTTGCGTACAAACCTGATGAAAGCTTAACGGCTGTCCCGTTTGAGATAATACCCATACAGATTGACGAAGGAATAACTTGTTTCAAGAAAGGTGGCAAGAACATGATAAAAACACTGGAAGAAAATATTCATGCTGTGATTGGCGAAACCACAGAGTATCAGATATCAGAGATTAACAACTTGCTAGAAGAAAAGCAAAAAGAACTCATCAAGCTGGCTAATAAGG